AGCCAATATCATCGTCTTTACTTGCAGCAAGAATGGCACCAGCCATTGCAAATGCCAAGTCGTCAATACCAGTGGCTTTACCACCAGTTACACTCCATTGCCCGCTTGGTTTATAGACCACTGTTAAATTTTTGAGCTGCATAATTGCCTTCTCGTGACGATAGATATTGATTTGTCCTGCATTAAAAAGCTCTCGCATTTTGCTGAAAGCTTTCATTTTTGAACTAACAGTCCAAGTGAGTTCTGTAATGGGCAAATCACTGGCCAAGCTTTGAATGGTGCCAGCACTGTTGAACTGGTCCATCACAATCGTGTCAAACACATATAGGCGATGTTGCTCTTTAATCCAATCTTCCACTGCATTGATATTCACTTCCTTCCTTCCATTGATTTCAAAATCAGCTACGAACGAATGGAACTTATCCACGACAAGAGTGCCATTTTCGTAGTGAACAATACAAGCAGTGTAATCGTCGCGGCCAACGCCACCACGGGCGGGGTCAAGGGCAAGGACGTAAGCTCCCTGGAATTCAGGGCGTGGTGGTAGTGCTGCGCGGCGATCATCAATACAGGCATCAATCACATCGCTATTGACTAGCGCCGAAAGATTGGAGGCGAATTGTGCTCCATACTCAACCTTAAACTTTTCGGGGTCGCGCTGTCTCTCTGTGTCAAGAAACTCTTGCGAAATATTTGGGTTCATCTCCCACGTTGGGAGATTCACTGCCTGCATGAAAGGAAAACGTCCTGACGATGCTTCTTTGAAATGCTGATAGAAGATACCGTCCGTGAGCCATGGAGAAGACAGTTCGAGGATGCGTCCCTTACCTCCGAACTGAGCGATGGCAGGGGATAGTGCGTCATAAATGCCACGCCCTCCACTATTTGCATCGCCTTCAGTGGCAAACGCAAGTTCGTCAAACACTGCGCCAGCGCAAGCAAGACCACGAGCGGCTCGTCCTGATGTAGGGATGGCTTTAAATACGCAATTGTTACTGAGTTCAATGATGTCAGCGGTTTCGCGAACAATCTCTTGGGCGAAGGGGCTTTCAATGATTAGTTGACGGATGTTGTTAAGAGCAATGCGAGCCTGGTCTTGGCTGTTTGCCACCGTCACCACATACCATCGCTCCCCTTTTCTAACTTTGCGGCGATATTCTTCTTCCAGGACAAAGCACATATAGAGGCACGCCACGGCAGCCATCAAGGTTTTGCCGCTTCTTCGTCCCAAAGCCCACACTGCATGAGATTTGCCTGGCTGAAAGAATTCATCCAAAATGCGAGCTTGCGCCGGATAAAGCTCTAAACCGAGAGCATGTTTAGCGAATTGACTGCAAGTAAGGTTCACTTGTGCTTCAACAAAGATAGGGAAAGTAGTTCAGTTTTAGGCACAAAGTACGCAGGGCGCCCTCCCGCTGGGTCTTTTTTCCATTGCTCTTTCATCGCATCAGCAGCTTTTATCCAGCCATGGATGAGAGTAATGCGATTTTCAATTGTGACAAGCACCAATATCTTATCTGGGTTTTCATCTAGCTGCACTATTAAATCGTAGTAATGCTTAGAGCGAGTTTTAACGTCAATATTTGGAGGAAGATCTGCGGAGCCGCGTTTTGCTTCTGTCTCTTGGTAGAGCTTGTTTTCCATGCCGAGCATTACGGCTACGGCCATTTCTCCAGCAGCGCCGAGCAAATGATGACGCAGAGCCAACTCGCCATTCTCGGCTCCATTGTTCCTGCCCTTTCTGCCTTGCTTTTCGTTGACAGCTTGACGGCGAAAAGCTTCGTCGCGAGCGCGTTGCCGCTGATCGGGCGTGAAAGCGAAAGTGAGGGGCATTAACCAGTCCATAATGGCCAGCTTCTACGGACAATGTATCCAGGAATTAGACTGAAAGCAATACAACTTAGCCATTAGCATTGGTTATGGAAGGCGAAGCAATTGATTTGGGGCACGCCACGGCAGGTGGCATTCGCGCAGACGGCCTTCAAAACGTGCTAATTGGCATGGGCACTGGCCGCGATAAGAGTCAGTACACCAAAACTACTGCCACTGTTTTCCTGCCGCAAGAAGATCTTGAAAATCTCTATGGAGAATGGCTTCCTCGTCGCATTGTCGATATCTACGCAGATCAAGCCACGCGAAAGGGCTTTAAAGTGTTGTTCGGTGGTGATGGCGTAAGAGCCGAAGAAGTACAAGGCATTGAACAAACGATTGAAGACCTCTACATTCTTGAACAGCTCAACCTCGCAGCCAAAAACTCCCGCCTTTATGGGGGTGCTTGTCTACTTCTCTTTATTGACGATGGGCGTCCCGCTTACATGCCTGTCGATAAACGTAACATCCGTCGCATTGAAGAAATTGAATGTCTTGATCGATGGCAAATTGCACCAGTTATCAACGAAGAAAACTTATACGACTATTCAAAAGCCACTTATTATCAGATCATCTCTGGAGATTTAATTAACGAACCCACGCTTTCTTATATTCACAAAGATAGGATTCTGCGCTTTGATGGTGACTGGCTGCCTTATCGCGTTAGGCAACGTAACTATGGTTGGGGCATGAGCAGTTTGCAAACTGTTTATGACAGCTTCCGTCATTACTGGACTGGTCTCAATTCTGCAGCAACTCTTCTCACTGAATTTGATATTTTTGTTCATAAAGTGAGAGGCTTAGCAGCAATGCTTGCGGCTGGAAAAGAAAGCTCCATTCGTGATCGCTTGCAAGTGAATGACATGAGCAAGAGCATTTATCGTGGCTACGCGATTGACGCTGAAAAGGAAGAGCTTGAATTTATTAGTCGCAACTTTGGTGGCATTGGAGAAATCCTTGAAAAGCTTCGCGTGGATATTATTGGCGCCAGCAAAATTCCTCACACTGTTCTATTTGGTGAAAGTCCTGGCGGCCTGGGCTCCACTGGTCGCAGTGAAGAGCGTGATTTTGCAAAAACCTTGGCGGATTATCAAGGCACGCATTTCAAGCGCCCTGTCAAGAAGCTGATGGAATACATCATGCTGAGCAAGGACGGTCCGACAAAAGGCGAGCTTCCTGAATCGTGGCGCATCTCCTTCAATCCATTGTTCGAGCTGAATGAGCGCGAAATGGCTGACGTAAGGGCTCGCGTGGCGGCTGTAGATGGCCGTTACATTCAACTCGGCGTACTGAGTCCCAAGGAAGTGGCGGACGCCCGTTACGGCGGTTCTGAGTGGAGCATGGAGCTTACGCTTGATCCTTCCGTCATTCGCCAGCTTCCCACTCAAGGAGGGGGTGGCTCCACTCAATCTGGGGGTGAAGGGCTAGCTGTTCCTCCTGGTGGACGCGATCCTTTAAATGAAGAAAACGGCACGCTTCCTATGGATGGAAGCCGGGAAGTAGAAGACAGCCAAGAAGATTCCGCCGCAGGGCTTTTCTTGCCTCGCGATCTTGAAGAAATTCGTGGCGATGTGAAGTTTACGGATGAAGAGCTTCATTCCCGTGCTGTGAGTGCTGCGAAGGCTAAGTTCAAAGTATGGCCTTCTGCCTACGCAAGTGGTTATGTAGTGCAACAGTACAAGCAGATGTACAAGAAAAAGCATGGCTCTTTAAGTGGCGCCTTCAAAAGCGATGAAGGCGATTTACATGCAGATGACCTTGACAAATGGTTCAAGGAAAAATGGGTGAGAATCGGAGCCAGCGGTGAAATCCTTGGTCCTTGCGGCGCTCGTGAAGAAAAGGAAGGCAAGCCAAAGTGTCTTCCACAGGCAAAAGCTCAAGCCATGAGCAAAGAAGAGCGTCAAACCATCGTGCGTCGCAAACGTGCCGCCGATCCTGACCCAGAGCGTAAGGGGCCTGCAAAAATGGTCAGCAGTAAAACAGACGCAATTGAACCATTGAAAACAAGCGGTCTCATTCTTGCTGATATTGATGAGGCTTCTCTTATTGATGAAGAGGATATTTCCGCCGCATTGAATCAATGGAAGGAAGAAGCGCCTGAGCGCTTCAAAGATATCCTGGAGGCAGAGGATGTCCAGCCTCAATGATCTCTCCCAATTCTCTGAAGCCATTGTTCGCTTTGATGAATCATCCTGGCGCTACGACCCTATCAGTGGCAGGTATCGCGGCGCTAACGGACGTTTTCTCAGCGCTCGCGCAGTGGAAGCATTGGTGGATGGTCGAATTAATAAGCTTGGCGCTGAGCTACGGCGTTTTACACGTATGCTTAGCGCTGGTGATATTACGTTGGATCAATGGCAAGGAAGCGTAAGAGAGGCTCTTAAACTTGTTCACTTACAGGCGGCGATCATTGGCAATGGCGGACGCGAAACGATGGGGGCTGCTGACTGGGGGCGCATCGGGCAGCGTCTCCGTGTGGAATATGCTTTCTTACAGAGCTTTGCTCGTGATCTTTTGGATGGCCGCGTTTCTAGTGCCATGGCTCTTGCTCGCATCGGGCTGTATGCTCAGAGCGTGCGAGGTAGTTTTTGGGAAGGCGCCAGTATTCGTCAAGAAAAACAAGGCTATTCCTTGATGCGACGCATCCTTGATTCACAAGCGAAACACTGTCAAGATTGCCTCGACTATGCTGCTCGCGGCATGGTTCCCATTGGCAGCGTGCCGCTTCCTGGGCAGCGTTGTGCATGTAGGGCTAATTGTCGATGTAGCGTCAAATATTTCCGCCAACAAGCGCCAAGTGTGCAAGTGTAATTTTGGCCTGTAGTATTGGGCAAGCTTATTTTGTCCTATGGCAAAAATTCTTTATTGTGGCGACGTTGGCGTGCAAACGGGATTTGGACGCGTAGCCGAATATCTCATCCCTGCATTGGCAAAAGAGCATGAAGTGCATGCTTTGGCGGTAAATTGGCATGGAGATCCCAATGAAATGCAGGGGCATTGCCAAATGTATCCCGCCATGGTCCATGGTTCTGATCCGTTTGGTTCTCATCGTATTGCCGATCTCATCAATCGCATTAAGCCTGATTTGGTGTGGGTGACCAACGATATCTGGATTGCGCTAAATCTGTGGAATCAAGCGAAAAGCTTCAGGGAACAAGTTGGATTTAAATGGTTTGTTTACACTCCCATTGATTCTTACGGCCTTTTCCCCGAGCTGACCGCTCCAATGATGGAATGGGACGGCTTAGCCACTTACACGCAATTCGCGGAAAAGGAGCTGCAACTAATGGGCTACACCAAGCCCATTGATATTATTGGTCATGGTACAGACTTTGAAAAATTCTTCCCGCTTGATAAACAGGCGTGCCGAAAAGAGCTTGGCGTTCCCGAAGATGCATTCATTGTTTTCAATGGCAACAGGAACCAGCCGCGTAAGCGTATTGATTTGACGCTTAAAGCCTTTATCAAATTTGCCAAAGACAAAGACGACGCTCGTCTCTGGCTCAACATGGGCAGCAAAGATTTGGGGTGGGAGATCATTCCCTTGTTTAAGCGAATTGCACGTGACGAAGGCTTTGATCCTACTGGCAAGCTAATCCTTACTAGTCCGCATTTTTCCACTGACAATTGCCTTCCCATTGAGCAACTAAACAAGGTTTATAACGCTGCAGACATTGGCATTAACACTTGCATTGGTGAGGGCTGGGGCCTTGTTAATAGCGAGCACGGCTCTGTTGGCGTGGCGCAAGTGGTGCCAGACCATACAAGCCTGAAAGAAATCTTTGATGAAGTGCCGCGTATTGAATGCAACGCCTCGGAAACCGACAGGAACTATGGCCTTGAGCGCTTCCTTCCCGATCCCGACAGTGCCGCTGAAATTCTTACGTATTATTACGAAAATCGTGATGCGCTGAGGAAAGATGGGCAATGGTGCGCAAGGCGTTTGCGGGAGGAGCCTTTCACTTGGCCCTATATTCAACAGCAGCTTCTCGATGCAGTTGAGCGCACTCTCAATACAAAAGCTCCTGAGCCTGAATTTAAGGGCTTTGGCACTCCAGTAAAGATTGGTTGATCATCATGCAAATTTCACAAATCTTTCTCTCCACCAATCCATCAGAAGAACTAAGCCCCTTCCTAAAGCACGCCACTGGCACTATTGACGCATGTTTTCCTGAAGCAAAGCATGTTATTTACAACGCAGATTCGCTTCGCGCTTTCATCGCTGACAACTATGAAGAGCATGTGCTGTGGGCCTATGATACTTTGAAGCCATTTTCTTATAAGGCAGATCTTGGTCGATTCTGCTTGTTGAACAAGCTTGGCGGCTGGTATTTTGATATCGGCGTGAGAGCTTTCAATGCAGTGGAACTGGGCGACCGCGTGAAATTCTTGGCTTTTCGCGATATTCAACGCTTTAGTTTTACGAGCTGGGCGTGCGCCACGACTGTGCTTTATTCTCAGCCAGATAATCCCGCGCTGCAAACTGCGATTGAAATGATTGTTGCTAATTGCATCGAAAAGTATTATGGCATCACTCCATTGTGCCCCACTGGTCCAACATTACTTGGGAAAGCATTGGCTGTTAATGGCAGTCAAGAAGATTTCGTTTATGGAGATTATCTTGAGCTAACGCCTACGCATGGTCAAAAGAACAGGGCATTTGTCCTTCCAGACGGCACCATCATGGCATGGAGTAAGCCTGCGGGCGGCGGGGATTTAACTGGACTTGGCGCTAAGGGCGTGAATAATTACAACGAACTATGGCAAGCACGTGAGGTGTATGCACTATGAAATACTACAGTCAAATTGGACAAGATCGTTTCTTTATTGAAAACATTATTAAGGGAGCAAAGAATGGCCAATTTTTGGATGTAGGGGCTCATGATGGCATCGCTACATCTAATACCTACGCACTGGAAAGTCAGCTTGACTGGGGCGGTGTTTGCATTGAAGCCAATCCAATTCTTGCGAAACAATGCGAACTCAATAGGCCCAAGTCTTGTGTGATTAAAGCAGCCGTGTGGAGCGAAGAAAAACAAGTGGATTTTGAATTGCCACATTCTGGCAATGATTTCCTTTCTCGCATTGGAGGCATTTCTCATAATCAAAATTACTTCGCTTTTGATTTCAGCAAGGTAGAAGTTGTTTCAATGACCGCTCAACCATTAAGCAAGTTGCTAGGAGGCGAAAATTTGCATTTTAATTATTTCAGTTTGGATGTAGAGGGCGCAGAGCTTGAGGCTTTAAAAGGTATCGCGTGGGAAAGGACTAGCTTTGACTATATCGCCCTTGAATTTGGTCACAGGAACGATTTTTTGAAGGAAATTACTGAGTATCTTGCATCTAAAAAATATACACTCTTACGCATTAATGATTTTGATGCCGACTTTATTCCGGAAAAGCAATGACTACTAGTTGGGACTGTTTTGACACCCTTGTTACGAGGCGAAAGTTTAACCCACTGTCGGTGTTTGATGCAATGGGGGAAGGGCTTGGTTTGCAAGGTTTTACGCATAGACGTAAAGCGGCTGAAAGCAGATGTCCTTGGACATTGCAAACTATTTACGATGAGCTTTCAAAGGATTATGGATGGAATGAAAATGAGAAGCAGTATTATATGCAAGCAGAGATCAATGCAGAGTTAGAGCATTGCTGTCCCATTGTTGAAAATATTAATAAGGTGGAAAATGGAGATCTAATTGTTAGCGATATGTATCTGCCCAAAGAGGCAATTGATGCAATTCTGCGAAAGAACGGCTTAACAAAGGATGTCCAAATTTTTGTTTCTACCGGAGGAAAAAGCTCAGGAAGTATTTGGGCAAGTCTTCCCAAGATTGATTTACACATTGGGGATAATTATCACTCCGACGTAGCAAGTGCGAACAGAGCTGGCATTGAAGCAAAGCATTACACGCGCGTGCATTTCTCGTCGTGGGAAGAAAGCGTTGGTGGAGACCTGGCAATGCTCATGCGAGTGGTGCGCCTTGCGGCTCCATATGAAGATGGCGATTTATTAAAAGCTATGTGGATTGAGCAAGCTGTTTTAAATATTCCAGCGCTAATTTTAGCAGCATTGGAAATCCCCTCAGAAAATGTAGCTTTTGTTTATCGAGATTGCTTGCATTTGCAGCGCATTCACGAAGCGTTGCATGGCACAACAAACAATACTTTTCATTGTTCCAGGATCGCGCTGAAGCAAGTTGGCGAAGAATGGGAGCAGTATGTAAGAGACGTTGCGGTTGGGAAAATCATTGTCGATTTACAAGGCACTGGCAAGAGCTTGATTAATTACTGGAGGAAGACATTTAATCAGGATCCAGACTTACTTTACCTTACTGGAACATTACATCAAGGGAAACTACTTGCTCGATGCTTCCATTCTGCTATCGAGCGTTTCAATTCTTCTGGCTTGGGCAGTTTAGCACAGTGGCCGAATCGGCTTCCATGCGAATATCCTCTAGCCACCGTTCAATGTCAAGAAGATGCGGTTAGTACCGCCATTCATCATTTCCCTTATTTTAATTTTGAGCCGAATATAGAAATTTTTTCCAGCATTGTTGATCAAATGCCGCATTCCGTTACGGCCAAGCAAAACGTGCATATTGATGACCACGAAACACTGCTAAACTAGACAAAAAGAATTCAGACCGATGACCAAGAAAGAAAAGCAAAAGAAAATCGCAAAAGTGATGCGCGAATTCAAGAGTGGCAAGCTCAAAAGCAGCAGCGGGGAGCCTGTAAAAAGCTCTCAGCAAGCTCTTGCTATTGCATTGTCCGAAGCTGGCATGACGCGCAAGCCTAAGAAAGATATGAGCGATGAATACTATATGGGCTTCTTTAAGGAGCTGATTGGGGAGGAAGAAGAGGAAGAAGAAATGGAGGATAGCTCCTGCGGAAAAAAGCGCTGAGGGGCGATGCTGAAAGCTTTGCCCCTCCTGCGGTTGTAAGGGCTGCTGCTCGTCGCGGACTAGAGCTGCGCAAGAAGCACGGCAAGGGCGGCTTGACAACGCAGGAAGCAGGCAAGCAAGGCATTGGAAGCGGCGTTGCTCGTGCTGGTGATTTAGCGGGCGGAAGCAAGATTAGCTTTGCCACCATCAAGCGCATGTCGGCATTTTTCTCTCGCCATGAAAAGAATAAAAGTGGCGGGGAAGATGATGCTGGTTATATCGCATGGCTTTTATGGGGCGGCGATGCTGGCAGGGCGTGGGCAAATCGCATCATTAAGATGGTAGAGAGTCGTCAAAAAGACCAATGAGCGAATACGTACGCGTTATCGAAGAAGAAGACGAAGGCATTGGTCTTTTAAAGGCTCTCTCTATTCTTTCCGCCAATGAGCATCGCAACACTTCTAGGTGGGAGCTGGTAGAGAAGCAATGTTTTAAGAATGGACGGCTGGACGAAACGCACATCTATGTGATGAGTGTTTACGAAAAGCCTGATGAGCATTTTGAGCCGACAAAGTTCCTAACGTTTGAAATTGAGGCGATGGCGAAGTCTTACATTATGGAAGACATTGAACATCAACTTGCCAGCATTCGTGGCGAAGACGATGATGGGGATTGATTATTGACCTTCTTGATAAACGGCATTTACCAAGAAATCAATTAATTTTTGCAATGAAAGATGGGTAGCCCATCAGCCATAGCACGCTAATTCCGTAGAGGCCGCTGAGCGTGCGAATCTGCACGCAGTCTGGCGGAGCAGTGCCTTTTTCAATGCGGCAATAAGAGCTTTGACTAATGTGGAGTTCTTTTGCCACGTCGTGTTGCGTGAGCCCGGCATTAAGCCGGGCTTCTTTAATGCGACTCGCAATGAGAATGCGAGCCTCTTGGTGGGGAAGTTTAAGAGCATCCGTCGTGCTACGCGCCAAAAACATCACGATGATTTATTCCGTTTTGCATAAGCCTATAAAGTATAACATTTGCTTCTTGATAAAGTATGAATATGAGCACCATTTCTTGCCGATACGATTTCTCTCCTATTGAGAAATACGAACTCACGCCAGAAGGTTATCTTCGAGCGTGGGCTTCAATCGCGCGGACTGGCATCCAACACTACACAGATAGTGATGGTTCCATTCGTCGCGAATATCGTCCTGAAACAGAAGTGGCGTCTCCCGATAGTCTTGCTTCATTCGCGGGCAAGGCAATCACTTCTGAGCATCCGCCTGTACTGCTCGATTCAGAGAATACTAAGGACTACCAAGTAGGCTTTAGTGGTACTGAAGTGGTGTACGACAATGGTTTCGTAAAGGCGGTGATGACCATCACTGATGAAGACACCATTAAGCGCATCATGAAAGGTGATGCTCGTGAGGTAAGCGCGGGCTATAGGGTGAATTATGATCCCACGCCTGGCGTTACAGAAAACGGTGAACATTACGATGGCATCCAAAAGGAAATCATCGGCAATCACATCGCTGTTGTTCGTCGGGGCCGCGCTGGCCCGCAAGTGAAGCTTCATCTTGATAGGCAAGATGCTGCTGACCCATCATTGATCTCTAATGGAGGAGACCATCTCATGACGGCAAAAGTCGTTTTTGATGGCGCCGAGTTCGAGGTGACTGAGAGCGTTGCTCTTGCGATCACCAAAGAACGCGAAGACGCCAAAATGTCCTACGAGGACATGAAGCAAAAGTACGATGAAATGATGTCCAAGGCTTCCAAAATGAAGGAAGAAATGGACGCCATGGAAAAAGAAATGAAGGGCAAGTGCGATTCCGCTGAGGGTCGCGCCGATGCCCTGGCCGAGCAAGTGGAAGAGCTGAAAGGCGAACTTGCTGCTGCTCAAGAAATCAATCTTGATTCCATGGTTGAAGAGCGCGTGGCTCTCATTGAGAAAGCCAAGCCCGTCCTGGATTCTGCTTATGAATTTGCTGGCAAAACTGCTCGCGAAGTGATGGTTGATTCCATCAAAGCAGTGCGTGGTGATGAGCTTGATCTTTCTGAGAAGAGCGATGACTACGTGCAGGCAATGTTCGACACTCTTTCCGAGGGTCGTTCTGACTCTGCCACCACTGACGAGCTGCGTAAAGCCGTAGCTTCCATTGCTTCTCCCGTTTCTGCTCCTTCCGCTTACATGGATATGCTGCAGAACGCCTGGAAGAAGCCCCTTTCCATCTCCAAGGAGGCTAAGTAATCATGGCCGTAACTTTCTCTGCCTCGGGCTCTCCTTCCGCTGGTGGCGTGCAACAGACTTATGCTCTGGAGCACGACGCACTGCTGGAAGGTCAACTGTCCGACATTCGTGATAACACCATTATCACCCGCGTCAACGAAACTGCCGTCGTCATTCCTTTTGGTAATGGCGTTGTGTATGACAGCACTGGCACTGGTGGTACTGGCGCTAAAACCATTTCCGCATCTGGCGATACATTCCTGGGCATTAACGTCCTCACTTATGTGGACGAAACCGCCTTGGATGCCAACAGCCGTCCTGGTGTGAAAGTGGATCAAGTGATGAACGTGGCCAGCGAAGGTGCAGTTGCCGTGTACGTGCATGGCGCTGTCAACCCTTCCACTGCTGTGCGCGTGATTCACACTGCTACTGGCGTGAAGTATGCCGGTCGTTTCAATAATGCCGTCATTTCTGGCAAGACTGCCGTTCTGTCCAATGCTCGCTATCTGACCACCACCACTGGTGATGGCGTTGCGATTCTGGAGCTGAATGGCCCCTCGTTTACCCTCACTGGCGATTGATAGGAGGCTTTAACCATGTCTGAATTCCGTATGGATGATGCGGGTCTGTTCCTTGAGCGTCAGCTTGAGTACATCCGCCCCCAAGTGTTTGAAGTGCAGTATGCGGATATTAAGTATCCGACCATCCTGCCTGTTACGAGTGAAGCTGGCCCTGGCGCTCAGACTTTCACCTATCGCATCATGGACTCCACTGGTGAGTTCAAGCTGATCGCTGATGCTGCTGATGATCTGCCCCGCGCCGATATCAGCCAAGTTGAGAAGAGCATCAACATCCGATCCTTCGGTGGTTCCTTCGGTTACACCGTGCAGGAACTGCGTGCTGCTCAAATGGCCAACATTGCCCTGGAGCAGCGTCGTGCTGCTGCTGTGCGCCGTGCCTATGAGGAGAAAGTGGAAGATGTGGCTCTGTTCGGTGAGAGCAGCGTCGGTCTGTCTGGTTTCTTCAACAACTCCACTGTGGACGTTGTTGCTGCCGATAAGTGGTTCACCGATAGTGGCACCACTGCTCAGGAAATGCTGGAACTGTTGAACTATGGCGTGAGCGCCATTATCAACGCTTCCAAGATGAAGGAGCAGCCCGACACTATCCTCATGCCTTATGAGGACTACAACAAAGTTTCCACCACTCGCAATTCCGACTCTTCGGACGTGACCGTGCTGGAATACTTCCTGCGTACCAACCCCTACATCCGTAACGTTGAGCCCATCAACCAACTGGATGCTGCCAACAGCGTGCTGAATACCAACCGTATGGTTGTGTATAAGCGTGATCCTGAGAAACTGCAACTGCACATTCCTCAGCCGCTGGAACTCTTCCCGCCCCAACAGCGTGGTCTTGAGTTCATTGTTCCCGCCCATGCCCGCGTTGGTGGCGTGGCTCTGTACTATCCCAAGAGCGTTATCTACGTTCAAGCTTCGGCCTGAGGATAGTTAGTCAAGCAAGGGACGTTAAGCTATGGACAATTGTTTCTTTTGAACAATGCTCATTGCTTATCGTCCCGAACTTGAAAACCCGCCCCGCGAAGGCGGGTTTGGCATTATTACGCAAACTGGCATGATTCAACTCACGCCTGGTCTTAATCAAGATATTCCAGAGCATCAATGGAAAGTGGCTCGTGAAAATAGGGCGGTCAAGCGCCTTATGAACATTGGAGCCATTGAGGAAGTACGGGAGCAAATCATGGTGGAAGACATTCCGCAAGATGTGCAAACACTTTCTCAGATGCCAATGGTGGAAGCCATCCGCATGATCGAGCTTATTCATGATCCCGATCAACTGAATGGCTGGAAAAAAATTGAAGGCCGTGTGCGCGTACGTAATGCTATTAACAAGCGCATTGAAAACATTCGCATTGGGAAAGCCTGATTATGGCCGTCACTTATGCAAGTTTTCTTGAGCGGTTTCCTGAATTCAGTCCTCATCCATCGGGGATTGTAAATGGCGCCATTACTGAAGCCACCTTTGATGCTTCAGAAGACGTTTTTGGAGACCAAACTGATAGGGCAGTAAAGTTTCTTTCTGCTCACATTATTGCCATTCAGCTTGCTCAAATGGGCATTCAAATTGGTGCCACTGAAGGCAAGGTATATGGTGAGGGGCTAGATGCCACTCAATATGGTCAAGAGTTCAAGCGGATGCTAAATCTGCTTCCTTCTTCTTCTGTTGGTTTCGTTGTATGAGCAATTTCCTGGAGCCACTTGCTAATTCCACTTTGGTATGGTCAGTGGCTTCGGGCTATGCGTTTGATAGCGAAACTGGAAATTACGTAGCTGCTGCGACAGGCGTCACTTACTACGCATCGTTAAGGCAAAAGCGTAATCCTCAGTACGATTATTTGCTTGGGGCAGATCAAACTGCAGTGTATATGGAGGGGCGTCTCACTTCTCCATTAACGCTATCAGGAATTGTCCCTGGCGATTCTGCTAGAGCAACAATCAATGGAAGAGAAGGGCGTTTTGAACTGTTGCCAAACGAGGAAATTGCTATTCATTATTGGCGGTTCCTCGGCACGCCAATTAGGGGAATTTTTAGACTAATTGGCAAAGGAAGCGTTGACAATGCTTGATCAAGCATGGCGCCGCTTAATCATTCTTTCCTTCCATTGAGGATCTTCTCATGCTTTACCATCCCACTGAGCTGGTGAAGAGCCAAGACGTGATTGTGCGCGTTGGTTCTGTCACTCTTGCTAGCGGTCGCCCCGTCATCACTCAGAGCGGCGCCACTTTCACCGTGACCGGCTCTCCCACCCTTTACACTCTGCAAGCCGCTACCACGGCTTCTGTTGCCTTTAACGATGGCAACCAAGAATTCTATCTGCTTGGTGGCGGCGGCTTTGCTGATAGCGTGATTGTTACCAGTCAGGCCACTGCTTCTGTCACTTCCTACTTCCAGAAGGATGTTGATGGCACCACTTTCCTGCCCAATAGCTTTGACGAAGCATTCCAAGTGATCAGCTCGGCTCGTTACGACAAGAACGCTGAAGTGTACGTGGAAATCAACAAGCAGCTTGGTGCTTCTGGTACCACTTATTACTATGATCGCGTGGCCTACGTGGGTCGCGTGATGAACTACAACGAGAGCTATCCTGCCGATAACCTCGTGGAATGCACCTTTGATCTGATTAGCCGTGGCCGCATTGGCATTCACCAGAATGCTGAAAACACTGGCTCGCTCATCCCTTCGGCTCCCAATAGCTGATTCATCTTTCCATTGTTCTTTGCTAGCCTCTCCTTACGGAGAGGCTTTTTATTGTGAACATTGCACAACTTCGGGAAGTAGTTAGCGAGCTACTTTCTGCATCGCCTAATTTAATTGGTGTTTATACATTGCCAGGTAATTCAACTATTCCGGCGGTGTATGTGGTGGGCAGGCAAAGTGTGCCCAATGAATGGAAGGTGAAAGGCTTAGAAGTGACAATGCGAGAGTTTCCCCGGCTAAATCCTCGCTCTCCATTGGGAGGTACTGTGAAGGTAAGTCAAGTATGGGAAGTAGTGCTCACGCAGTTTACGCCCAATAGCGGCACACTTGCCACTGCCATGGACAGAATGGTAAGGAGATTTCCTGACTCTACACCACGATATTTCCCAGGCGATGACGTGGCTTACGAACGTTGTCGTTTTTTGATTCCCGATTTGATCCTGCGTAATTTAATAGCGCCATGAGTGGAATTATTGTTGGCGGCTCATTCAAGAATCCAAATGATTTAGTCGCGAGGCTCGCCAAAGCATTTGAGAATTGGGTTACAGAAGATATTCAGAAAGATTACTGGCAGGAGCAATTTAGGGACATGGATAGATGGGCATACGGGAGAGAAACACGCAGAAAAAATGGTGATTTAATTGGTGAAGGCCGCCGTGACATTTATGACCTGGGGGCTCTTTATGAAAGTGGCCTGGACAATTTCAATATAAACCTGGGCAGTTCTAACATCGTCGCATCTTGGACTTGGGATGCGACTAATCCTAAAAATGGCTATCACTACGCGGTGGACGTACATGAAGGGCTAGGAACAAGCGCGGGCTTTCCTCGGCAATGGACCGATGAACTTGCTTCGCCAGCATTGTTTGAGACGAGTGATGTGCGCCTAGCATTAAAACGCCGAATTAAATTTGCGTTCAGTGCATGAACATTGATTATTTATGGAGCGCCGACAATAGCGTTCATGCCATTAATTGCACTCTTGATGGCACAGCCCTGGAGGCGGGCATATTGTGTCTTGTTTCTTGCCGCGAAGAGACACTTAGAATAAGCAACGAAAATCATTCAATGCTGGTTGAAGTGCCTAAAGAATTTCGCTCTAGCAGCGAAAGAGTGAAGGTATTCAATGCATTGTTAAACGTTCTTGATCATGAGCAAATACAGCTTCCTTCTGCAGACTAAGGCCGAAGACTATTTTGAGCTTTTGCCGGAAATTCGCATGAAGAAATATGGCGGCTGGCTTGTGGCTGAAGCCATCGAGCAGGAAGAAATCAGCAAGCTTCAAAGCCAGGCTACTATTCGCGCCGTGCAGCTTGCCAAGAAGATCGCCACTGCCAAAGATATTCCGCTTGACGAAGCATTTGGGCTGTTGCAAGGCGGTGGTGGTTCGATTACGGAAGCTGAGCTTCTTTCGGAATACACCGAGGAAACGCTGGGCATGATTACTAGCGGCTCTTCAGTGGAAAGCACTAATGCACGCATGGTGACTGCCTTCATTCGTTCTCGGGGGCAGGGTTTGATTGATGGTGAATGGCAAGATCTTGCTGATTGGGA